ATCTCGTTCGCGATTACAGTAGGCATTACCCTACGTATTACTGGAAGGATCACACGGTTTAACGTAGCAACGTTACCAGCAGAAGTGGCACCTGCAGTCGCCTGCTCAGCCAAGTACTTCTTAGTGTTTTCTAAGACTACATCCATAGTCTTTTTCTTGTTGCCTTGTAAACCTTCAGTTAATGCGGCTTTTGTTTCGCCCCATTTAGATTCAAATAGTTCTGACATTTGATCTTTTCCCCTTTAGTTTATTAGATACCCGCCAACTTACGGATATTTGTTAAATCAGCATCTTCTCTTTTTGCTCTGTCGCCACTTGCTTCACTAATAACTTGCTTAGTTGATGCAATTGGTTTGTCCGACATCACGTGAGGTAGATACTTGTCGAATGAAGCCTGCAACTTGTTAGTTTGTACACTTTCAAGTAGTTGTGCCATTACTTCACTCTTCTCTTTGCCCAATGGTTTGAGCATCTCAGCCATCTTTTCCTTGCGTTCCATCAAGTCCGCTTGTCTTTTAGCTTCCGCTTCTTTGGACTCAATCACCGCTTGTTTCTCTTCGACAGCCTTCTCAGCGTCTTTTAATTTAAGTGTAGTTTCATCCACAACTTTCATCAGCTTCGAAGTCTCAGATTTCTCATTAAGATATGAGTTCTGATACTCTGAAGCAAACGCTTCGAATATTTTCTTACCAAAGTTAATTTCTCTAGCAGATTCGATGTCTTCTTTCAACTGTGCAATTTCTTCAGCAAGTTTTTTGTTGACAGCAGATTCTACTACCTTAGCAGATTTGGCAATGAAAGCTTCTTTCATCTTAGCCATTTGTTTTTTGGCTTCTGCAACTAGTTTAACTTTAGTTTCCACAACGCCTTTTTTGTCTTCATGGAACTCTTTGATTTCTTTTGCAAGAGCGTTTACTACAAACTCTTCCATTTTCTTAAAGTTTTCATGAACACCTTTACGGTCAGTGTGTAACTCTTTTAACTCTTCTGATAATTTTTGCATTATAAATTCCTGCAATTTACCAGAATGTTTGCCTACGTTTTCTTTGTAAGCGATTTTTTCTTGTGCAAGTGCTTTTCTATCTTCAACAAACTTTGAAATCTCTTCTGATAATTTCTCAGTCATCATGTTGTCTATAGCCTCGATCATGTTTGCTTTGTCATGTTCGTATCTCTTTGCAAACTCTTCACGTAGTTCCGCACCTACAGTCTCTTTGTTTTCCTTGATTTTTGATTCCCAAGCATCTTGGATAGCCTTTTGAGTATCTTCTGATATTGCTCCGGATTCAACAAGTTTTGATATTGCGTCTATCATGTTATTTTAGGTCCTTTATTATGTTTGTTAGGGCATCTTTTAGATACCTTTGTGCTTTTTTGTCATTTCTAACTTCTGCCGCCAGTCCCTTTGCCATGTTACCACCCTTGGTATTCATTAGGTGTTCGTAAATTGGCGTTGGGTAAGCACCCGGAGCCGAAGGTTGGGCCACAACATCAACTGTGATGATCTCAAAGTCTGACACTTCGCCGCCACCGTATTCGGAAATGTTGCCACTTCCTCTACTAGAAACGCCTAGTTTCACACCTGATTCCAACATAGTTTTGACAAGTTGACCCATTGGTGTTGGCAAAATTTTAAGTTTGCCGTATCCATTTGGACCGTCCATCCACATATTTTCAATCATATGTGACACACGATCCAAATTAATTTTTAAATCATCTGGATGATCTACTTCTCCAAGAACAGAATAACCTGAACCGATCTGATCATTAAGTGTTTTAACCGCTTTTCCAATTTCATTCACTGGATATACTCTTTGGTTAGCGTTCTTAATGCCTCCTTGAATACAGATTCCCTTCATGTACAAATCCTTACCGTCATTCTCGTGTAAGACCTGTACTCTGGCCTGATCGTAAGTTAGATGTTCTCTAAGATATAGTGACATTCCAAACTCCTTAATTTAAGCCTAATTACGCTTTTGCGTTAACTGGACTTTTAGCTGATTTGTCTGAACCATCCGCAGTCATTGGCTTCATCTCTTTTTTCATTGATGTGCCTTTGTCTTTGCCTGGAGTGTTCTCAAAATCACTCATTTTCTGAGCAGTTGGTGCTGGTCGACCTTTCTCATCTGCTCCACCTTTAGCGATATTATGTGTTGAACCGCCTGCACTCTTTACTTTAGAGTTTACTGGTGAACCTTTTGAGTCAGCATGATCGGCGTTGTCTGCACTTTTTTGGATTTTGTATTCATCCATTTTTTTCTTATCTTTGTGCATTGCCTCTTTCTTCATGCCTTTGTCTTTATGCATGGCTTCGGTCTGCTTACCTTCAACTGGCATTTCTGGAGTTTCTGCTGGCATTTCAACAGCTTCGTCTTTATCTTCGTCGTCACCGTCTTTCTTTGCCATCATTGCTTCAAATTCTGCTTTTAGTTCGTCTAAAGCGTCTTCTAAATCAACAACTCTGTCTTCCATGTCCTCGGCATCTTTGTCATCACCGTCAGCATCCATGTCTTTACCCATGTCATCAGCGGCTTTGTCACCGTCCATGTCCATCTCTCTAGCGCCTTCTTCGTCTGCACTGATGTCTTTTACTAATTCATCAGTAGCGTCACCGCCAACTTCTTCGATAGACTCTTCATCTGATTGTTCTGATTGTTCTGACTCTGTTGCTTCGTCTTCTAATTCAACAACTTCGTCGACTTGTTCGTCTTTAGCTTCGTCTGAAGTTTCTTTTACTTCTTCGTCTTTAGTTTCTTCAGTAGTTTCTTCTACTGCTTCTTCTTTAGACTCTTCTGAAGTTTCAGCAACTTCGTCCTCTTTCATATCTTTTTTATCTTTTTTATCGTGCATTGCTTCAGTAGTTGTTTCTGAATCTGCAAGATTTTCATAGATGTCTCTAGACTTTTCTACAACGATCTCGTGGAATAATGCTTCCGCTTTGTCTTGTTCTTCGTTGATTAAAAGTTCTAGTAATTGTTCAAACTTATTTGTCATTACACGTGCTCCTTTTAAAACGTTCGATTTGTACTTATAAGTGTTATTATTTACGATAAAACGGCAAAAACGGTGCGATTAATGGTGTAAAAAGACGTATTTTGCTAATTGTTTACTTTGAGATTGAATTTTGCTAAAAAATCATCAATTGTTAGGTGTGTTAGGTTCTCATTCCAGTCAAGATCTTTGGGTTGAAACCAATCTTTAGGTATCACTCGATAGAATTTTACTTGTTTGAAGTCGGATAGACAGCGTTTTGTTTGGTTCATCCAGTTTCCGTAAAAAGTGGCGTCGTCTTTTGACCTTTTGTAGTTCCTGCTATCTTTAAAAATGTTGTTGAATTTGAATCGATTGCCTTGATCTTTGACGGAATGACCCTGATAGTCAAATCCAAGCATGTACACTTCGGTGTTTCCGTGGTCAAGTGCCATTCTAAGAGCTGTTGGTCCGCTTGACCAACCCAGGCTTGGCTTGAACCATTGCACATGATTCAGTATTTTATCGTGCTTATTGTACTGAGCATTGAAATTTGACCAAACAGGATGCTTGGTCATGTAGTCACCTTCACCGATTTCTAATATCATTTTTGGATCTACAGCAATTAAGTAGTCTGGCGTCTCTGTTCTATAGACTCCATTGCAGGCATAAACCTTGCCGTGCTTCTGCATGTCGGCTATTTTTATGCCCTTACGTGATTCACCGTTACCTAATACAAATGCTGTTGCTGACATTATAACTGTAAATTATCGTCAGTTGCGGGTTGTCCGTACATTTTTTGGACAAATTTTGCTTCTTCCTTTTGTTGATCCTCGTGTGCCTCAGAGGCCAATCTCATTTCATTGATGTCTTTTAGTGTTAAGCGTGTTTTTCTAGTGTCATCCTTGTCCAAAACAGATATATCGTCGTTTGGCTCGTAATTTTTGTCTTGTTCAAAGCCGTCTTGGCTGTATGTGAAGAATTCCATTAGTTTCATAACCGTATTTAACCTTAGACCTGTCCTCCACCCCCGGTTCCGCCAGGTACAGTTCCGCCACCTCCTGGTGTTTGTCCCGGTGTTCCTGTGCCACCCGCCTCTGGAGCTGGTGCATCAGGTGCCGCTGTTGGCTCGGCAAATTGATCTAGATCACTTGTTATTCCGGCCTGTGTGACGCCAGCTGTACGTAGTTGGTTGACTTTGGTTTTCTTGCTTTGTGGAACATTGTTTTCTTCTGCCCAGAGATCAGCATTCCTTGCCATTTCTTCTTCAGTCAAGCCCAAGAAACGTTTCAGTGCAAATCTTTTGCTCATGTAAGGCAACTCTGCCACCTGTGAGAATGATTGTATTCTTTGTTGATCCATTTCAGTCTGTCTGTATTGTGCAAAGTTTTGTGGTGGATTCAATTTTAGTTCAAACATTGAATTGTCTATGTTATATCCTTTGGATTTTATCCATAATTTGAATTCTTCGTCAAATGTTGGATTCAACATGCTTTGTAATCTTGCACAATACTTGTTGAATCTTAGTTCTTGTATGTACGCTGTGCCTACTCTACCATCATTGTATTGTTGTTGCGAATCATCTGGACCGGTTGGCAAGTATGAACTTGGTATTCTCAAACCCCTGAACAATTTGTTTGTAAAGAATTTAAGATCATCTATCTCGCCTAGGTTGGTTCCACCTGGCAATGTGTCAACTTTTGATCCTCTTCCTTCTGCTGTCTGCGGAAAGAAATAGTCTTCATTGATACTCATCGGATTGTAAGTGGCATCAATGTAATTTACACCACCCGATGTGCTTGGAATTCTTCTCTGGTTTATCTCGTTTTTAACTCTTTCTACGAATTGCATTGCCAAGTGTGTTGGCATGTTACCTACGTCGATGTAGAACACTCTTCTTTCTGGTGCTCTCTGCACCCTGTAAATTATTATTGCATCTTCTAGTAATTCTTTCTGCTTATAAACTTTGAAAACTTGTTCTAAAACCGACTGCCCAAACGGAAATAGGTTATCCATTCCGTCACTCATGCTCAAGTGAACAACATGTTCTGCATTGATGTTGTATGCATTCATTGTTCTATAGAATCTTCCGCCCTGTGCCTGTGCAAATCCAGTCATGTTGTTTGTTGCACCTGCGTTCGCGTAACTTGATCCGTATGCGGCTGTGCCTCCACCTGTTGTGCCACCACCACCGTAAGTTTGGTTTGGTGTGATCTGTGTTGCTGACAATCTTTGTAGGTTTGGATTTATGTCTCTGACAACATACTGTTCAGGTTTCTTGCCTTCTGATTCGTTGACAATCACCCTATCTACCTTTGCGTTGTCGATAAACAACCATTTGTAAGTCTCAGGATCTCGCACGAAGAAACAATCTCCGTATTTCAGTGCATTTCTGAATATTCTAAAAATTCTTTTTGTAAGTTGGTTCGATTTAGTCCATTGTTGTAATGCTTTTTTCAATAATTTTACTTCGTGTTCTGTTGTCTCATCTTTGAACACAATGTCAAAAGGAGTCTCGTTTTCTTGGTTCTTTTGTGTAGAAAATTCTGCTAGAATATCCAGCGCCGCGTTGATCTCCGAATCAGAATCCATTTGGTCATATTGAAAATATCTCTGTATCCTGTTCGGATGTCCTGTATAAACATCTGGTAGATAGGAGCTATAATTTCTCTTTGCGAAATTTGGAACTTTTTCGCCTGATATCGGCGATAAGTTTGCGTCTTTAAAATACTTTTTCCAAGCCATACTTTATATTACAATCTTTCTGTCGAATCTGCAACCTTAAACTAGACCAATTTGATTACGATCTTTCCTTGCTGTGGTCTCCACTGCTTTTAAGGCTCTTGATTCAACTGCTACAAGCGTATTTACGCCGTTGACCATATTTGATAAAGTCTTATTCGACTCGTTAAGTGCC